CGTACCCGCACAGTTTTCTGTTTACGAGACTCGCGTGCTTGCCTCCTGCGGGGAGGGCCCGGGTTCACGAAGCCCGCCTGAGTCATGTTACCCCCAGTCGTTGGAGGCCTGCGACCCTTTCGAGGCTTCGCTCGGGACTGCTGCTTGGGACTGCCATACTGTGGGGCCACAAGGGCAAGTGAAGAGGAGAGTCCGCGCTGGATAGAAGAGGATACATCCTTCCAGTGTTCGGCATTCTGGTAAAATACCCCATTTGCTAGCAATGACAACTGGGCCGCATGGTAAGCTTCTAATGGGATTGCAGAGAACCCCAAATCAAAGACCGGGACATTGGTCTTAAACTCCAAATGATAATTAACCATGTAGGCCAAATTAGTTGCCGTTGACGTGATGTCCTGGAAGTATATTGCCGAGAATGGCTCGCCACACATGTTGTGCAGCAAGGGAACAGTGGTCTGACCGGTGAGAGTGGCTGTATTTGAGGAAAGTACACCGATCCGCATACCCCAATCCTTGAACTCATCTGAGTTCTGATGGGGAAGGGTGTAGGTATAAATTCCATGCTCCATAGCACCACTATACCGATCAGAAGGATGAACATTGTTAATGTGATCCATTGTAAAGAAGTAAGGTGAGGGTGCGTCGTTCACGCTTGTCGGCTCAGTAGACTGTGTTGAGCCAGACATGGCAGTAAACAATCTAGCACCCCGAACTGTACCCTCCTTATCCATCACCTTAGATACGTTGCTAAAGAGTGTTGCGCTGGAATTGCACCTAGTCTCAGAGTATACGATTGGAAGGTCTTGCAGGACAGGAACAGGAACGGGCCACATCTGGGCGGTGCTGGTTGAGAAGTGTAACATTACACTCTCAGCAAGTCCAGTAACATTGGCAATCCTAACTCCGGTGAACCTCCCAATTTCTGAGGGTAATAACTCATAGGTGCTGGCTGCTGCGGGGGTATACGGATATGTGATGATACGCATGGAGCCATTATCTTCAGGATCAAATCTTATGAACTCCAACTCTACCCCGCCCGTGCCATTCACCATAATATAAGCACTGGAGCCGAAAGGCGCTGCAGCATAAACCTGGCCTTCATAGGAAAAGAAGTGTCCGAAAGTGGTCCCACTCCAATCCATGGCAGAGGCTTGCGTAGCATCTAGCCTAACTCCAGAGTAATAAAGGGCTCCTACAGAAAATGCAGCGATTCCAAGGGGAAACGATCTCGGCAAGAAAAGTGGTGCAGAGGGATACCGCGTTAACGCTGCTGTAGTAGCAGTGGTTGCTGCGAGAGTTATCGTGCCGAGAAATTCTTGAGAAGTAACTGCGGTCCGGCACGCGGCCGGAAAGGTTGGCAGACGCTTCGGATAGTGGTCTTTCGGGAGGGCAATGGTTCTGGCGATGTCGCTCAACCCTGCCGGCCCCCTCTTCACCACATCAGTAATCCGAAACTGTGACATTTTGCGTTGGCTACGTTAAAGAAAGAAAAGATAGATACGATACCGTTGCTGGCCCAAGTGTGGGCCTACAAGTCGTCTCTTGCTAAGCACCATCGGATGAACGGGCCATACCTCAAGACTGGGATCTTGGTTATGGCGCGCACCTCCTCGATGTCGCTTAGTGGGAGTTGTACGGGACATTCATACCTCATAGCAAGGTACTTTATTGTCTCGTCGTCATACAGCGGAGTCTCATCAACTCTGGCTGTCCAGGGCTTGTTTTCGTCATGAGGGATCGGCGTTGCTGGTTGCTTTGGGAGTAAGGACAGGATCTTAACTGCACAGTCGTACATTATTGGCACATGCCTGGATAGTGCCATCTGCTGTGCTACTCCCTTCGTCCAAGCCACCGGATGCCCAGACCGATCCACCTGCCAGTATGCCTTGTACATCCTGCGGCCTAGGGTTGGTCCCCACAACCAACGTCCGGCCACTCGGTATGGCATCTGGCCAAGGTAAGTTATATCGTAAATGTTCTTCGACCCACCGCTCTTCACCATCAGGCCAAATGTCTGGAGTGACGCTACTATTTCGGGAAAGAGTGCCTCAGCATCGAACCGAAATCCAACTATACTGTCATCCCGAACGACAGATATTGCTGACAGGCTTTCCGCATAAAGCAGATCGTCAATTGTGACTAGGTCTGGGCTCTTGTACGTCAAGGCCGCTGCGATGGATACGGTGAGGGCTAGGCCATTAAATAAAGCGTTGGCCAACGCTGTGTCATCTCTCCCTGAAGCGTTGCATATTGGCGCCTTGTAGCTGATCGTGACCATCTCGCGCCGTACCTGACACTTGCCCCTTGGGGCTCTCCAAATGTCAAGGACATCCCAAAAGTCAACATTGTCTTGATTCTTTGGGTACAGTTTTTCGTAGATGGCCTCAATCATTGACCAACTTTGCTTGGAATGAGTTGCGTCAAATGCTGAGTAGTCCGCCCAAAAGTAACTCTCACAGGGGACCATTCTCTCGTTCAGCCACTGGTCTAGCTCTTCTGGTTTTCGCGACCCGTACATAACCCAGTTCGCCGTGCCCCATGTCGTC